ATTTTTTATCTTTTGCAACCATGTCCATAATATCGTTGTATTCTTTTTGCTTTTCAATTGCGATAGCCATATCACTAGCTCCTTTAATTTTGCCAGAACTATATGGATCTGGAGAAAAATCAGCACCGGCATACTTACCTGGGTTTCTTAATTTATCTCTAAATGCAGTAACTTTTTCTTCGTCCATTAAAGGTTTATTTGCTTTTGAGCCTTCAGATTTATATCTACTTTTTTGTTTTTCTGTGCCAGAAGCGTAGCCTTCTAGAAAATCTTTTTTAGTATCAGCCATGATTAAATAATCCTTCCTTTTGTTTTACCTTTAGTTGCAATACCGTCTGCACGACGTGATGCTGAAGACTTAACTGCTCCACCTTTTTTCATTTTTACTTCTTTTTCTGCTTCAGTAGCTGCTTTACTTCGTTTCATATTAGGAAAATCTTCTACATATTCTGTTACAACACCTCTAGCATTAATTAGTCTATCATCACTAGTAGAAGGATATCCTCGTTTTTTAGATTCCTCAATATCCATTAATTCCGGACGACCTTGTTTATCTGTTATAGGATATTTGGCTTCCCCATATGTAGAGCTATAAGTTCTCCCACTTTTTAAAGCTTTTGGAAATGTTGAATCTTCAGATTTATCTTTTTTAGCCATGATATATCCTTAAATAATCTTACCTTTTGTCTTACCTTTTTTCTCAATACCACCGCCACGTGCATATTTACCACCACACATGCCGCCTTTTTTCATGCCGTGTTCTTTCATTTCTTCTGCTTTAGTTTCTTTCTTTTCGTGTTTCATCATTGCAGCTTTAGAAGCATATTTTTCTTTTGAACCTTTTTCAATAATACCACCCTTTTTCATTTTATGCATTGATGACTCATGACCTTTAACTTCTTTTTTAGCAATCATTTTTGCATCTGATTTTGTTGCACAACCACCTTTTGCATAGCCTTTAGCCATACCGCCTTTTTTCATGTATCCCATTTTGTTTCTAACCTCCGTTGGTAATTTTGATAAACCAGGATTCTCATTTGAATCAACTTCTTTAAGTGCTCCACCTGACGCAAATTTTTTGCCTTTATCTGCTTTATTAAATTCTTTTGCAACTTTCATAGGAACTCCTACCTTTTTAGCAAATGCAGGATTATGTGCTGCGGCTGCCATAAGATTTCTTTGTGCTTTTGATTTACTTGGCATTTTGATTTCTCCATCTTATACATTTAAAACAATTACAATCAGGAAAATGATTAGGTTTTTTAATTTTAACCTCTTCTTTTTCCATATCTTTTTTTACTTCTTCTACAATAGCTTCTACCATAGCTTCGGTTGCTTGTTCTGTAACTTTAGCTTCTTGTTCTTTTTTAAGTTTTTTAGACTTAAATACTTTTTCAATAAAAGCTTTCATATTATTTTAACCAGTGTGTAACTACCCAACTAACTATAGCTGATCCAAGACCTGCAATAAAAATAAATGCTTTCCAGCCACCTTTAATTTCGTTAAGAGTGTTCTCAATGGCATCAAGTCTTTTCTTTAATTCATTCATATCTTCCATGAGAGTATCCACATCTGTTTGAATATGTTTTATTTCTATACCGTGTTCAGCTAATTCGCGTTCAGTACTCATTTGCAATTCCACCTTTTTAACGAAGCAGCCTTACGAGTAGGTCTACCTTTTTCATCTTTCATAGGACCAGGCATACCAGACATTCTTGCACAGAATGACTTTTTACGTGGACCACCTTGGGGTTGAGGTGCTTTCAAGTTTGAACCTGTAGCTGCATTGTATTTAGCACGACCTTTGGCGGTGAGACCTGCACCTTTAGATACAGGGAGCTTCTCACCACGTCCGACTGCTAAGGATACTGATTTCTTAGCCATAAAATACTTGAGCTGTTAATCCAGCGCCTGCTACTGCAGATATATTTGTATCACAACGAACACCTTCACCTGGAACTGCTACGTACACAGAACCTGCGGCACCTGCGGGAGCAGTGTAAGTAAACTTAGCTGTGCCTCCAGTACCATCATTAAGTGTTAATGTAGCGGCAGCTGTATAATTAATTAAAATACCTTTTATACGAGCTGGACCATTAAAAATTGTGGTGGTTGTGCCTGCAGCTGCGGTACCTGATAATACATCGGTTTGCATCATAATTAATCTCCTTAGATTAAAAAAGAGTTAATTAAACTGCTGAGATTGCTGTACCAGCTGCTGAGATCCAGTTAGTGCCATTCCATACTGCTAAAGTAGGAGCACCTGCTAAACCATTTGAAACATAGATAACTTGACCTACTGTTTTGTCAGCTGCAGGGATTGCATTAGCTGTTGTTACTGTATAAGTTGGAGCGATAAAGCCGTTGTCAGAAGCGACTGGGCCTGAGAATGTAGTTCTTGCCATAATATTTTCCTTCATACAAAGTTAAGTTTATTAGTCTTGTATGCGTCTGCCGGGACAGTCTAATAAACCGGATATACCCGGATAGGAGAATAATACTACAAAAATTATTAAAAGCAAGTAAAAAAGGGGCCGAAGCCCCTTAATTTAATAGCAATCTGTTACGATAATCATTACTTGTTCATTACGTACATAGTTACTTCAAAGCCAAATCTCATTTCTGTTGCTGCTGGTTTTGTCCAAGCTTTCATAATAATCTCCTTAAAATGTTATACACACCGTGTGTATGACTTACATCTTACGCTTTTATTTTGCCTGTGAAATAGAGAAAACCATGAATAACAGGTAAAAAAAGAGCTCACGTTTTAAGTGAGCCCTTTTAGTAGTACGTAGCCAGTTGCTATTAAGCGCCTGGTGAACCCCACATACCGAGAGGATCTGACCAACCGAAGCTGTAACGTTCACGAGCTTTGTAACGAACATTGCCTGTATCAAAATCGCCATCCATAGATGTAGATAATGGTGTACGGACAAAGTGTTTCATGCCGTTAGGTACATCAGTTGTTAAGAAGTACGCATCTGGATCTGTTAAGAAGTGGTTAATTGTGTAACCTTCTGGAATTGAACCATTATTCTTAATAGCGTTGATGTCGTTGTCAGCTGTAGAAACACGAAGTTCAGTTTCGAGCAAGCGTGTTGCAACGAACTGATTGCCAGGTGGAACTACTAACTTACGTGGTTGAGCAGCGATTAAAAGACCACGCTCATCTGTCCAAGCAGCGATTTGAATAACTGCATTTTCTAACGCTGTTTCGTTCAAGTCTGTTGGAGTTGATTGAGTGTTGCTGTTTGTACCGCCAGAAACAAGTGGGTGAGCTGTGTTAAATAATGAAACACCATCACCGCCGTTGTAAGAACCAGAAGTGTTGAAGCCATTGTTTAATACTGCAGCTGCTTTAACTTGTTTTGTGTATGCCATAGCGCGAGCTAAAGCTTTTGTGTAACGTGCTGATAATGTGTCATACAAGTTATCTTCTACAGCTTCTTCAGTTAAGCTGAAGCCAAGAGCGATAGTTTGATGATTGTATCGAGCTGTCCAAGCTTCTTGAGCATTGTCATAAGCGATGGCTGTGCCTTCGTTTTTAACTGGTGCTGCTGAGAAACCTGAAAGTTTTGTTTCTTCTTCGAAAGAACGTTCTGAAGTTTCTGTTTCATATACTTCTTTGTGTTCTTCGCCATAACGTTTGTATTCTAAACCGAATAGCGCGTTAAGACCTGGTAATAGCTCTTTTAGGAGCTGAGCGCGTGAAATTGCCATGTTCTATTCTCCTTTATTAAGCTGTGTAATTGGTGCCTGTTAGGGCAGTCAATTGTGGGTTGTTAACTTTTACAATTACTTCTGGGTAAAGTGTTACGCCGCCTGATACATATGCTGTATCTGGAACAACTGCAACAACTCTCCATGGTAATGTAGTAGCTGAACCAGTACCAGTGCCAGGGATAACGCATGATGATTGTGCATCACCAGTTGTCGCAGAACCTGTACCGTTTTGGATTTCAGCAACGTTTGCACCAACGATAGTTGCATTAGCGCCAACTACTACTGTTGGAGCACCAGATGCTGTAAGTGCTACTTTATATTCAGCTGTAGGATCAACAACTACATAAGCGATAGCGTTTGTTACGCTAGTACCTGGGTAGTATTGAGCTTGAACTGTTTGACCTGATGAGTTTGTGTATTGAACACCCATAAACACACCGATAATAGTACCGGTTGTTGTGGCACCAGATAATTCAATTGTACCGCCTGCTACGAGTTTAACTGATGCACCGTTATAGATTGGAGTATTGTAAGATCCGCTGATTGGATACTGTAAAGTAGCGCCAGCGTATGGAATACCATCAAAACGATTAATCGGGTTAAAACCGTAAGGCTTGTCAATGGTTGGATAAGCCATTATAGTCTCCTTAAAATTTTAATATTAATTACCTTTACCAAAGGATGTCGTAGATTTCTTCTCTGAGAAAAGAGGCATACGTGCATCGCTTTGTTTTAAGAAGCTGTTATCAACTGCATCGGCTTGTTGTCTAGCTTGTGTAGCATAGTGAGCCTTACGTTGTGCAACAAACTCCTCTGGGATCTTGCAAAGTAATAAGCCGCCAATTTCAACGCCGTCTTTGAAGCGAGAATTTTGATCGACCATTAACTTCATTTCAGGGTGGTCCGCTAATTTAACGGGTTCCCATCCTTCACGCATTTTGGAGGATACATTTAGATTATCAGGATCATTCATAACACTTGTACGAATCCACCTATAAGCCCAACCAGGTACCTTTTTAAATTCAGGTAATAATGATGCAGGTTTCCAGCTATCAGGTCTTTGAAAATCATCTCTTGTGTCTTGTTCACGATCTATTCTGTTATTATCCATTTGCGTTCTCCAATTTTAAAGTTTCTCTTGCATATTGTTCCGGTGTTAGACCAAATTTTTTGGCTAACGCTACTTGTGTCTTCGTCAATCGTACTTTTTTAGGCGCGGTACTACGCGTTGCCGGAGCAACTACAGTCGAAGGTTTAGTGCGCTGGGCGGGTTGTTCCTCGTCTAGCGTTGCATCCCCAAAGTATTCTGGGAATCGTTTCTGCATCGTACTATCAATACGACGATAATAATCGTCAGAGGTAGGATCAATCCCACTTCTAACTAATTTCTCATGTAAACCTAAAGCAAGACTTGTCATTTCTTCGTCTTGACCAAACCATTCGTTCTTTTCTTGCCATTTTAAGGCACGAGAATCTGGTTTTGGCGCTTGAGGTATCGTTTCCTGTATATATACCTCTTTTTCAGGTTCTTGTAAAGCACTTTTATATTGAGGCTTATATTGTTGTGCTTGAGACAATCTCATTTGAGCATCATTCATTTTACCTTGGGCTTCAATAATCTTATCTGTATCACCTGCATCATATGCTTCACGATAGTCTCGTTTAGCAATTACAAGTTGATGTTCTAAAGATGTACTTACTGCTTTGATGTATTCTTCTTCACCAGAGCTTAAAGTTGTCTTTAGTTTTTTATTTTCTTCAGCAATCTGCTTAGCATATTTAATTGCTTCTTCACGTTCGCGGTCAGCTGCTTCTTTAGCACGTCTTTCGTCATGCCAAACTTTTTTAAGCTGCGCCATACGTTGTTTAACTCTTTCAGAATAGTCTTCCAAAGTGTCATTTTCTAACTCCTCTACTTTTTCTTTAGGTAAAGGTTCTTTACCCTTATCAGCAACTGGAGTATCGTCTTCAATTTCAAGATCAATATCCTCGGCTTTTGTTTCCACCTTAACTTCATTTTTTTCTTTTTCAGGGGAGGTTTCTTTTAGATTAACTTCTTTTTCATCAGGTAAATTATTACCTGTTTCGTCATCGTCTGGATATTCAAATACGATGCCATCTTTTGTTTCAGTAGCCATTTAATTCTCCTTATGCGCGAGTATAGCCGCGAGGATCTTGAACAACCCCCTCAACTGTATCGTCGTTAATAATGCGGAATTCTCTTCCGTGGATTTTAAATCTTGTACCTGCGTATGCACGTGTCAAAACAAAATCACCCTCTTTACACCATGGACCTGTAGGAAATCTTGATTCATCTTTATAAGCTAAATCACCTACTTTAACTACAAATAAAACAACTGTAGAATGTTCTTCAATAGTTCTAGTTTGTGCTGCTTTAACTAAACCACTTTCATATTCTTCTGCAGCATTTGGAATTGCACATAAAATCTTATACCCTTTTGGTTCAGGTAATTGCAATCCTCTTTCTTCAATCGGAATGTCTTCCGGTTGTATTTCATTTATTGTTGGAATATTGATAGGTCGACCAGTTGCATCAACAATATCTTTATTCATTGTGAGTATTTGTTCACTCATCGTCATATGTCTCCATTCTTTGTGCAAGGTCTTTGATGATACTTTCTGCGACGGATAGACCTCGTATATATCCTGTCATATTTTGGTACGAAGCAAAATCTTTTGCTGCTCCGTCTCCTAAATTTATTAATACTGTTTTGCGCTGATCCTCTATTCGAGACAATAATAGCTCTAGCGTTTGGTCCATTTAGTTACTCCTTGGGTTGTGGGTTTTCCTCTTGTTTGCCTGATGCATCAATTTGATGACCATGTTGCATTAGTTTATCCATAGCATTTACAGCTAATTCTTTTTGTCTATGTCCAAACTCTTTATCTTTAGATAGAGCATCTAGTTTTAATCTATCCTTTTGAATAGCATCTGCTTTATCCATTTTTTGTTTATTAATAACTGTTGTAGCACCTAACTTAGCACCTTCAATTCTTTCTTGTGATGCAAGTTTTTCTTTTTCAAGTTCAAGACGTTGTTGTTCAATCGCAATATCAGCTTGAGTTTTTTGTTGTTTAATTTGTAAATCTTGAGCTTTCAACTGTAACTCTTGTTGTTGCATTTGAACTAACGGATCTTGTTGCTGTTGTTGTGCTTGTTGTTGTTGAGCCTCAGCTTGATCTTTAGCTAATAGTTTTTGAGCTGCTGCTGCAGTTAATCTAGATAACTCAACTTCAACATCTTCAGGTAAGTTCTCATCAGGTTTAGGTAATGGAACACCTAATTGTTCTTCTAATTGTTTTCTATATTCAAACGCAATATGTTCATTAATATGAGCTAATGCTGCAGCTTGAATAGTTTGTGCCATCGGATTCTGACTCATCATCTGCATAAGTTTTGGATCTTGCATAGCAGCCATATGAACAGCTAAGTGAGCTTGATGATCTTGATAGATAAACGCTTTCACTGGTTTCATATTAATGATGTCCATATTTTCTGAAACAGGATCTTTAGGTTTCTTATCTTGAGCGTTAGGAACTAGCTTACCAATATTTTTCACACCTAATACTTCTAACATCTGACGATTCAATTCTACTTGATCATAGATCTGTGGATTAGCTGCTGCCATTTGCATAACTGCTTGATACTGTACAACTTTTTGAGACATGGTAGCTGCGTTTGGATCTGATACAGGAATGACTTCACAGCAATCATAATCAGATTGTTTAGCACGTCTGTCACCAATTTCAGGATCATATGAATAATCTGGTGGTGTGTAATCTCTAATAATGCCAGCTAATAATTTAAACTCTTGTTTCATCGCATAGTGAATACGCGCTTGAACTGCACTCATCACTTTCAATGTTCTTTCTAATATCGCTAATGTTGTACCAACTGGTGAGTTTGCACTCATGTCAGATACTTTCATATCAGCAGCAGAAGCAAATCTTCTACCTTCTTCAATGATTTGATTCATTAACTGATTAAGAACTTGTGATGGCTCTTTGTATGGTAACGGTAAGATGTTATCGCGAATAGCACCTGATGGTACATCTACGTCTCTCCATTCACCTGGAGCGATAGGAGTGTCATCACCTTTAATTCGTAAACCACGTGATTTCATACCACCTGGTAGATTTGATAAAGTACCTGCGTCTACAAGTTGACGTAAGATCATAGTACCTGATTTAGCGAAGGCACCTATCAAATGAATTAAACCAAAGCAATAGAATCCAAAACCTGGAATGTAACCGTAGTGAACAAAGTGATTACGTTTTAATTTCTTATCATCATCTGGGTTCCAGTTACGACGTATAGCTAGAATAGTACCTGTACCTTTTTCTATTGTTACAATATATGGAAGTGCTATGCCATCTTCTGAATCTCCATTTTCAAGATCCAAATTAACATGCATTTCTAAAATCTTATAGCGATCATCTTCTGTTGGGTTGAAGCCCATCTTTTCTGCAATTTTCTTTTCAGCTTCATCCACATCTAAGAACGGCTCACCTAAATCTACATCTCTGTAGAAGCCTGCAACCATTAATTTACGTAACTCATTTTTTGTCTTTCTCATCACGTGAGTTACACGTTCTGCAGTTTCTAATGATGACGCACCATATGGAACTACAATATCTTCTGCTGGAACATACATCGATACTTGACGTTCAAACGATGGATCGTAATAAACTTTCTTAAACGCATTACCAGCTAAGCCTAGTCCCCATAACATTCTTTCATGTTCAGGACGATACTCAGGCATACGATCTGTAAGCTGATAATTCATATCATCTTTAACTCGTTCAGCTGCGTCTTCTTTTTCTTTTGTTTGTTTACCAACGATTTGTGTTTTGACAGGACCCGCTGCTGGAAATGTTTCCATCATAGTCTCTGCTTGGAATTTAACTAACGCTTCAGTCATGAGCGGATGATACACATTACATGCACCTGGCCATGGCTCTGTTCTATCTTCTACTTTTAATCCTAATAATTCTAGACCATCAACATAAGTTGTTAGCCAATCTTTTCTTGAATTAATATCAGCATCAAACTCACCAACTAAATCTCCAGACAATTCTGTAAGTTGTCCTTCATCCATTTCTTCTGCTAAGTTGGCGTTGAACTCATCGTTAACTTCACGACCTGGTTGAATCGTAATCTCCATGCTGCCATCATCTAATGTGACAGAGTCTGGATTCTCAATCTCAATAGCTAACGCTTTTTGATCTTGGGCTAATTCTTCAATCCCTTGAGGAGCTTGACTTACACTTTTGTCTATTGCCATAATCTATCCTTGATTTGTTTCATTACCGCTTTGCGTTCTGCAGGTGTGTAATCTAACCAACTTGCTATTTCTTCCTCTGTTCTTTTACAGGTCTTACATATTTGTTTTATTTCATCTAACTCACATATCTGTTTGCACGGTGTTATTATTTTCATCTACGGGCTTATAACCTTTCCACCAATAACTTTGTCCTCTGCGTCTATGGAAATTGTCATAGAACCTTTTGTTCCTATTCGATGTTCGCATCTTTACGCATCTCTTCATGCTACCAAACAAACGCTTAACTCTATAAACAATCATACTAAGTACAATCTATTTCTAGAACTCTTAAATGCTGTTATATCATCAGGCTCATCATTCGGTAGTCTTATGAACCCACCTTGTCTAAATCTCATCAATGCCATAGTCGTACTATCCACTTGGTCATCGTTCGCACCTGATGGGAAGTCATTACACTCCTCAATCAATTCGTGAGCCCAACGTTTATCTGGAGCCCACACTATACCAGATCTAAACAAATCTGCCACGGAGTTAACGCGACTGATCTTATCTTGCCCTTTTCCAGGTGTAAATTCCCCTACCGGAATACCCATCCTCCTCATCTCCTGATAGAGTGCGGCTCCGTTAGATTTCTTTTCTACTATGAATGCGTCGGGTTCCCAATCTTTATACTCTTCTAAAACAAGTTCTTTAAGTTCAGGAAACTCTAACCGTTGCTTGATAGCATTTAGTAGTATTATATTATAATTATTGGTCTCTTCGTTAAAAAAGACACCCCACGTAGTTAACGAATTATAATCGGCTCTCGTATTAGCTTCTTGTGCAGCATCGAGAGACATAATGGTAAACTCACAACTTGGTGGCACTTCGTTATCCCATATCTTCCACCATTCACGTTTGATGAGAGCACCTTCTTCTGAGACTGGATTCTGTAAGTATTGAGCATTCCAGTATCGTACATCTAGTGCTGCCTTCTTCGCTTTGAGTTCTTCTAGTGGCCAGAACTCAGGCCATAGTGAAGCTTCGTTACCTTCTTTATCTTCAATAATTGCTGGAAATTCAACAACTTCCCATTCGTC